TGTCAAAATTCCCCCAGACCACACCAATACACCAAGTCTAACCATTGTTGAAATGATCGCTGCTTTTTCTGATTCATCAGGAAGAATCTTATCCTTTAGTTTACCTAACGGACCCTTTTTCTTCTCCGTAACCTCTTCCTTTACTTCATCTGTCATTATAGCATACGTGTCAAGGTCTGACTATTTATGCATTAACAAAAATAATTCCTGTCATTGATGAATGATATTCACAATTATAATAATAAGTACCTACTATCACACCAGTAGTATCCCATGTAATAACAGCACCAGTAGCAGTACCATTATTTGATATACCAGAAGGAATATTACCTCCTGCTGGTTGTCCTGTACCTTGTAATATGCTAATCCATAGTGGATGTCCAGAAGCATTCATTTCAAAGTTTATAGTATCTCCCCTCTTAACAGTAAGTACAGGATTAGTCTTAGCAGTATATCCTGTATTCCTATCAGCACCTGTCATCACATAATTACCACTAGATGATGTTACTGTGAGAGTATATAATAGAGGACCAGGAGCACCCTCATGCACACTATTTGGTCTTGGATATACCTGACGATTAGCATATGGTTTACCTACATTTCTCACACCTTTCAGTGTATCTCTAAACCATCCACCAATGTATCCAGTAGTAGGTCTAGGATTCTTTCCTTGCATATAAGCATTCCAACTTCCCTTACTACAATCAACATTATGAAATCCACCAGGATCTGATACAGCAGCAGGAACAGGAAGAACTTCTATTTTAAAAGACATTCCAGAATGATTAGAACACACACCATAATAAGTTCCAGCAGTATGAGGAGTCCATCGTACTTCAGTGCCAGCAGAACCACCAGTTGTTCCTTGATTTGTTGGTTGACCTGCTATACAACCAGAGTTTGAAGGAGTTGCTTGATCAGCAGTTCCAGTTGTATTTGTAGTCTTTATATAAAATGGGTGTCCTGTTTGAGCACTACTCCATCCACCCATATTAAATCCAATATTAAAATCTATCGTATCACCAGCATACATTACAATATCTACATTTTGAGAAGATGTCATGTTTGAATTAGTTCTATGACCATTACGATCATATCCAGTTGTAAGATCCCATTTATTAGAAGTGCCATTTGCTTCTAACCCAACACCATGATATTTTTCATGTTCTTTAATATGAACAGCATTATCAGTTGTATTCTGCCATACATCAACAGTCATGTCATTCTCTTTGGACATCTGTTGTATGAATCCTCTTATATCCTCACTAGTAACTCTCCTCTTATTAGTTGCTAGTATTGCTGCCATGCCAGCAACCTCTGGTGATGCCATACTAGTACCACTCATCCTTCCAAACCAATTGGAAGCTCCATACTTTGTATCAGCAATACCTGTCTGATTATAAACAGATATTATATTAGTTCCAGGAGCAAATACATCTACTCTTGGACCATAATTTGTGAAGTCTGCTCTAGTAAATTGTATATCATTATCTAAAGCACCAACACATATAAAACCAGGAGCAGCACTAGGAGCCATACCTTGGTTAAGAGGGATATTACTTCCACTATGTTTTGTACGAACATAATTATTCCAATCAACATGCTGTGACCCAGTATTAGGATCTATTTCTGGAACAAATAACATGTTATCATTACCAGCAGCACCAATACAAACTACACCATCTTCAACAGCATCCTTTGCATCTTCTATTATTGCTGTATTATAAGAAGGAATCTCCATTGAGGAGAATGCTAATCCAAAGTCTGCTTGAATACCATCCATAGTCCAACCACTAGGATTAGGATTACTAGAATTATATGTTGTACCTCTATAAACTACCTCAATAATATCCTCTATTCCCCATCCTGCCCAATCTAAAGCAGAAGTAAAATCCCAAGACCAACCATAACTATGATTTGTTATAGTAGGATTCTGTCTTCCTGTTTCAGGATTGATTGGTTTATACCTATGAAATGCTCTAAGATAATCAAATATTAATGTGGAAACTACTGGTGTAGTTCCAGTATGTCCATCTAGTGGTTGAAGAGCATAGATATTTGCTTCATTAGCCCATCCATAATGCCTACCAGCAATTGTTCCTGTTACATGAGTACCATGAGTGTTTATATTAGTAGCATTATCAACATAATTTGGATAGTTACCTGTTGGTAAAGTATTTCCATCATCATCAATACTACCAACATAAGTATTCAAATTAAGAAACCATTCATATTGCACAAATCTACTTGCATTTGTAGTAGGACTAACCCAATCTCCACAATCAAATGAAACTGTATCATCAACAGTAACTATATCAACATACTTTCCGTTATTAAAAATTTCTAAAGTATCATTAACTATTTTAGTACCATTATCCCCAAACGTACCTTTCCTTCTCTGAACATCTGTTCCAGCACAATGCAACTTACCCCAATCAAAACTCATTACTTGTGATCCATCAGCCTTCTGGAAATCTCCAGCCTGAACATTCATCTCATTATTTCTAATTGCTTTTGGTTTTAAAACCAAGTTAGGTATGTCTTCTGGTCTCCTCTCAACTGCCATAACCCTTGAGTCATTACGAAGGGTTGCTGCTTGAGCATCGGTCATATAATATTGTGTATTCCTACTTATAGGACGCTTCATATGGACCTTATATCCATCTGATGCCATATCAGAATAGAATCCATCTAAATCATCATAACTCTTTAGAGTTACTACGTAAATAGGATCTGCCATTTAAGCCTCCAATGCTACAAAGTGTAGGGTCACAGTAACATCTGCTGTACTACCACTTTTATTAACTACCTTAACGTATGCATTTGTTGTTGGCGTACCTTCATTATTCCATCCTATAGTTCCTGGAGTAATAGGTTGAGTAGCACCGTCAGATGTAATAACCTCGGCAATTATACCTGAACCTGGTAATGGGTCAGTAGTTTCCGTTCTTACTGCATCATTAGTTCTACTAGTAGTATCTGTATATAAAGTTACCCATGCAGCATGAGATGTTTGAATCTTAAGTAATGAATATGTTTTCGCTGCTACTATTGTAAGGTTTCCAGCAGTATTATTAGCAAGAGCAGATGATGTTGCATCACCAGTTGCTCTTGATTGTAATCCAGATCCAGAAGGAGAATCAATCCAATTTACTTGAGTACCAGTAGAAGAAAGAACTTGTCCAGCAGTTCCTAAATCTCCATCCTTATCTTTAATACCAGTTTTAATCTGTGTATGTCCATCATCAATGTTTATTACTTCTGAATTACCAGAATGAATTGATATAGGAAAAGCACCACCACCATCTGTTGCTGACTTTATATAATTGATAGAACCATCCGTATACATCTGCATACGAAGATTGCTACCAAAGTCAATCCTTTTATCATCACTGAAGGAGAGTGCATTTCCATCATATTGTAAACTGGATTCAGCATTTAAATTCGTTCCAGTACCACCAGTTATTACTCTATTGTCTGCATTATTGCTTATTGTTGCACCACCACCACTAGCAGAAAGAACTCCACTACCATTAATACTTAAGTTAGTTCCTACCTTTACACCACCCAATACATTAGCAGCAGCAGTAGGTAAAACATAAGTCGCTGTTGATCCCTCAGCCTTCCATGTGGTTCCATCATATGTCCACGTAACACCAGAAGCAGTATGTGAAGTGCCGTTACTAGGGCTATCTGGAAAATTGATTGCCATTGGTTAAAGTGCTCCTTCCATGTTAGTTATTTCATGATCTAAATTCAGTAATATTTATAAACCACTATTTTTTATTCTGCCGTTATAATAGCATTCCACCCGCCATTGTGATGTAAACATTTAAATTCAAAAACTTGCAGTACATTTGATATAGTAGCACCAAGCACTCTTATACTAGTAACTGGTACTCCGTCAATGGTCGCCGCTGAAATGGTTCTTGCTGTTGCTCCTTGCATAACATAAACTTTAAAATCTATATTATTACCTGGTGTTGGTTTTGCACCAACTACATCCAATGAAATGTCACCTACAGGTTGATCTAAAACAAATGTATTTCCTGTAAACAAAGGAATAGATAATACAGCAACACCAGATACTATAGGTGCTGGGTGCGTACCTGGTCCCTCTTGATTTATAATTTCCTCATAATCCTCATCAGTATACCCACTACTTTCTTCAGGTGGGAATAGATCTGTAAGATCAGTCTTACTTGGATCCAAAGAAGTTAAATAATCAAGCCATTCAAAGCAACTTATCAACTCAAGAGATGCTTTACCCGAATGAGCAAGAGCACCTGCTTCATCACCACCAGCATCTGTAATAGAAGCGGGAACTTTAGATTTATTACGCTTCCTAAACTTCATCTTACCTTCATCACCAATATCAATTTTATGATCATCACCAATCCAAAATGAATTACCAGATAAGAATAAATGTCTAATCTTATACTCTGCACTACCTAAATCATATGCAGCATTAGTATCTGGAATAAAATGACCAGTCATTTCAACTGCTGGTAGGACAAGCTTACCACTACTCTCAGAAATATCAACAGTACCAAGATGTAAAGAGGTTGAACCTAGATATAGATCCCTTATCTTCTTACTAGCACTTCCTATGTCCTGCAGATCATCTGTATTAGGGAGAATGTGTCCAGTGAATGCAGTTAGATCTAAACTAACTGGTGGACTAGCATCAACCCATTGATTACTACTACCATCTGCATAGTAAACTTTAAGTCTACCTTCATCAGACTTCCACCACAAATCTCCATCAGTAGGAGATCCTGGAGCACTATCATCTGTGGTAACAGTAGCACCTCCACTTGCAGTAGATGCTATAGTAAAACCACCAGCAGTTACACTACTAATATCAATATTATTTCCAGCAGTAATGAGTATATCATCATCGGTTGAACCAGAATCAGTCAACCTTAACTTTACATTACTACCATCAGCAACTGATGACTGAGAATAAGTTGTATTTGTATCAGGATCAACAGGAAGAGTAACATACTCAAGAGCAGTAGCACCTGCATTAACTTTTAAGTACTTACCTGCTTGACTAGTAAAGTTACCAGGAGTATCTGTTAATGCAGTGAATGTAGTAACTCCACCACCACCAGAGGCATCTGTTGCTGGAGCCCAGTTAGAACCATTCCATTTCAATACTTCATTATTACTTGGAGCATTACTAGAAACATCAGCAAGGTCAGCAAGGTTACTTGGTATAGTTGGTTTACCAGTTAAATCGTTATAAGCACCAGAGAATAAAGTTGGTTTATTTTTAATAAAATCAACTGATGCTGTGTTACTTATGTTCCAATCAGATTGAATCTGAGCAGCAGGTATACTAGGCAACCCACTAAGATCACTATACTGTCCACTCGTTGCAACAGTAGCAAGTATGGGTTTATTTGATATCTGTGCTAATCCACTAGTAGCATTCCAATCAGAATTTACCTGTGCAGCAGGTATGGTAGGAAATGTTGTCCATGCAACAGAAGAACCAGTGGATTTTAAATAATCTCCACTGGTTCCAGCAGCACCAGCAACCTGTAAAGGTTTACCTGTTGCAATATTAATACCATCTTTAACTTCTACAGGTCCATTATCATTATAATTAGATATCTGATTAGTTAATAATTTTGACATACTTCTAGTCCTACAGACACTTTCTCTAAGCTAGAAGTATTTATAGTTTATGCAGGACCATCCAATTTATCTAAATCCTTTCCATGCCTTGTAGTATCACTATCCTCAGTACCAAAAGTAATATAATCTTTACCTAGAGTGTATCCATAGGGATCACCAAAGTCCATTGCCACTGTGTCAGCAGCAACATTACCAGTATCAATTTTAATATGATCTTCACCTGCTGCACCAGGAATACCAGACCCACCAAAAACAGTTGGGAATGTAGCAACCTTTTCATCAAGGAAAGGTGAGTCTAATTTAAAATCATACTCTGCCTTGTTCCTATAGTAACTAGAAACATTATCAACACCTCTGATAGGTGTAGTAAGAATAAGTTCTCTTACCTTTCCTAAGGCCTCAAACATTGTTTCAAGTTGCTCATCTCTCTTCTTCTCTAATGCTTCTATAATTGCCAAGCGTAAGGCATCATCTGCTGCTTCAATGTGTTTACGAATACTCATGCTTTAATTTTCCTCTTACGGGTAGTTGTTTTTTTCTTAGGTGGTGCGACACCACCTTCCCAAGCTTCATTCTCAGGTGTACTAGGATCATTTGCTACCAGTTGTCCCTTCTTATTCCTTGCTCTCTTGGGTGTTACTGCTTCCTTTACCTTCTGTGCTATAGACTTTTTCTTAACAGTCTTCTTAACAGTAGGAGTTACCTTGACCTCCTCAACTTTATGAGGAACATTGTAACGAACGTTCTGTACAGTAATGAACTGTTCAACAGGATTGCCAGTACAAATCTTTTTTATATCAACAATATGCTCATCATACGTAGTATGCTTAACAATTGTTCTGCTCAAGACCTCGTACTTCATATAGGAAGTATCCTTTGGGTCATATTTTGTCTTACGTTTAGCCATTATATGTCACACGGTGCGTCAAATTTTGTTACATCTGTAGCAATGTATTTATTACCGTTTTTCTTAGTAATGAGAAAATCTTCACCACTCTCAATCTGAGTGGTATACTTCTCCTCATTCTCTTTATATTCTTCTTCAGTTAGTTCAATCATATTATACCACACAACAAATGTTTTTACTTTGCATATACTGGATAGACTCTTGACAACCGCCAAGATTATCACCATTTAATACTACCTGAGGGAAGGTAGCACCTTCACCAAACTGTTCATAGAATGCTTCACTGGTGAAATCTCTTTCTAATTTATATTCAACGTATTGCAATTCTGAAAGACCTAAAACCTGTACTATTTGTTGGCAATAAGGACATCCATCCTTGGAGTATACGGTGAAATTTTTCATGTTTCTTTTTTGGCAGCAAGGTAATCGTTGTTAAAAAGTTCTAACCCTTCACGAGTTAGTACATGATCATACATCTTATCAAAGACCTTTACTGGTATAGTGCATACGTTTGCACCGTACTCAAAGGCTCTACCTACATCCCTGACATTTCTAACAGAAGCAGCAAGGATTTGTGTTTCAACATCATGCATCTTATATGTATTAGCAATGTCTTTTACAAGGCACAACCCCCCAAAAGAATTATCATCAACACGTCCCACAAACGGTGAAACATAAGTTGCACCTGCTTTAGCAGCAAGGATTGCTTGTGTTACAGAGAACACAAGAGTTACATTAGTAAGTATATCATCATTGCTAAGTTCATAGCAAGCTTTTAATCCTTCACGTGTGCAAGGTACTTTAATTGTAACACTATCACTGAAATTAATATAAGGTTGTGCTTGTTCTACCATCTCTTCAGCAGTCTCAGCAACTACCTCAGCAGATATAGACTCAAGGTTAGGACATGCTTGATAGATCTCTTCTATAACATCTAACTGCTGCCTACCTGACCTTAGTATAAGAGTTGGATTGGTGGTAACACCATCAATCAATCCAGTCTTATAACCATCAACTATCTGATCTACTTCAGCGGTATCTAAAAAGATTTTCATTGGTTTAATGCTTCCATCTTAATGAACTGTTCATTCAAATTATAGTACAATTTATAATTGGTTGTGTTAACCCAATATCCAACGATGTCCGAACCATCACAATGGAATCCATATCCAGTAAGAATTTCGTTAACTCCATCAATTTTGAAAGTTTTACTACCACCCATATAAGATCCAAATTTTTCATCAAGATTAATCATCGTTCTTCAAAGTTTAACTTACGGACTTTTCGTTTCCGACGTGCCTCTTGATATTCTAACTCCTGTGGAGTAAAAAGTGATGATTTCTTAATATTCTTATCAGATTGTAACAATACAACCTGTCCCATATCATTTGCAAACACAGTATCATCATGTATGGATGTCATATTTGAACACCCACACGAAATAATTCTAGATTGTTGCCCATGCAATTCCTTACCACATGAACGGCACCGTACCTTTATCATTGTTCTTCAAAATAATCTTTTTTATAGTAACGTCCTAAAATGTTACTGTTATAATACGCAGGAGTACCATCGTCTAGGATCTCCTGTAGTACATTGTTTAAAAATAATTGCTTAGTCTCTTCGTAGTTTACTCTTCCTTGAGTTCTTTGGAGGCTGAGGATTTCTCGTTTAAAATTGGTATCCTCCCCCAAGCATTTCCTGTCATCATTAAGTTCCTTAGAAGAACCGTAGTATTTTTTCCAGTCACTCTCACTCGTCCTCCTGCGTCCGCCACCTCTAGGCTTTCGTTTCTGTACGAAATATTTTCTCCCGATGTATTTCCTACCCGACTTGAGATTTGTAATACAGTAGACGAAACCGAAGAAGTCGCCAATATCGTCAGAAGTAAAAGTTGTGCCCTTGTATGTCCAGGCATTTGCATATAAGCTTTCATCCACGCTGGCCGCTGTGGTGGTTTCCATCCTAAAAATTTCATCACTCTTCCTCTATATTTATGTCTCCTATTGGGAGTCCCATTGTTTTATATTCCAACTGAGTCTTAAGAAAGAGAATCTCATCTCTGAGATCTTCATTCTCTTTCTCAAGATACTCACAATGTTCTTGGTAGATTATTACACTCATGTGGTTATTTATAAGAGTCTAACCAGGGGTCTGGTATTTCTTTATGCTTTCTTCCCATTCTTTCATGCTGCTCTGGCAATCTGGTGGCTCTGGATCTACGAAACCTTTCTTCTTCTTCCAGTCGTTGTACATGGCTTGCATCATCCAACTCTGGGCTAGACTCTTCGGTCCATTCGTCAACAATTCGCTCTGGTATTTGCCTACGACTTTCATACCTCGGTACTCTTCTCGCCACCCTTCGTGTCCTATAGGCAGAGTCATAATTGAAAACCAGCGAAAGTATCTTTCTTAACATCTTGTTTAATGCTCCCGATCATGTACGATTCAACCTCTGTTTCTTGTGGTGCTACTTGCAATCCTTTAGAGGATAACCAATGTGCAGTCCAAGGGAGTGGATTATTTGCTAATGGTGCATCAAAAATTGCCTTAAGGCCTATAGACTTAAGACGCTTGTTAGCAGTCCATTCAACATAGTTCTGTAATAATTTATCATTCAAACCTATTATACTACCATCTTTAAACAAATATTCTGCCCATTCTTTCTCCTCTTCTACACAATTCTTAAACATTTGATAAACATTCTCTTCCTCTTCTTTAATAATGTCAATAAAATCTGGATCATCACCTTCCTTCCACTTGTTCATTATATTTTGAGTCACAGTAGTGTGTTGGGACTCGTCACGAGCGATAAGTGAGATGATCTTGGCACTTCCTTCAAGTAACTTGAGCTCACCAAATGCAAAGGAGCAAGCGAAAGAGATATAAAAGCGAATACCTTCAAGAATGTATACATTAGCAATTGCCCTGTAAAGTGATCGTTTTAATTCCTTACGTGTCCATTCAACTGATGGAGATCCTTGTGAATCTTTTCTCCACTGATTACTATTACCCCACTCCTGTGCAAAATTTAAAAACTCATCATATGCTTTAGTCACTGACTTAGCACGTGCAAGAATTTTATCATCCTGTAGTATAGTATCAAAGACCTCTGATGGATCTGCATATACATTCTTAATGATGTGAGTATATGATCTACTATGAACCATCTCCATAGTCTGCCATATATTCATACAACCTTCAAGCTCAGGTAATGAAACGTATGGAGCAAAAGCCATACCAGGAGCACGACCTTGCACCGAGTCCAAGAGGATCTGATACTTAAGGTTACTGGTAAAGATATGTTTCTGTGCTTTGTTAAGTGTTTGATAGTCTGCTCTGTCTTTCTGTAAAGAAACTTCTTCTGGTCTCCAGAAGAAGCCTAACTGTGTCTGTGTCAACTTATCAAATATAGGATACTTAAACTTATCGTATCGCTGGACTCCTAGTGGAGGACCAAAGAACATTTGTCCTTTAGTTGTATCAACAGCATTTGTATTGAATACCGTCATACCAGTAACTTCATTAGATTGCACAGCTGTCACAAGACTCCTCCTCAGTAGCGAATATATCATCTAGTAAATCATTAATAGCAGACTTCTTCTGCTCTTCCTCATCATGCCAACCAATTGAATGTGATGGCTCATCAAAATCAGTCTTAGTATCATATGTATTCTGATAGTAAGAAGTCTTCCAACCATACTTGTAGGTTGTCAGTAAATCCTGTGCCATTACCGAGGTAGGAACTTCATTATCATCGTAATGAAGTGGATTGTAGGACCAGTTTCCACTAATCGCTTGGTCAAAGAATTTCTGCATAACTGCAACCACATTAATGTAACCAAGATTCCCAGGCATATCCCACAGAAGCGTGTAGTTGTTCTTAAGGCCTGCATACTGTGGCACTATCTGTTTTAGTGGTCCTTTCTTTGATTTCTTCGTGGACAAATAATCTCTCGGTGGTTCAATTCCGTTTGTGGCATTTGACACAATGGAACTGCTCTCAGAAGGCATCTGAGCCGACAACGTGGAATGCCTGAGCCCGTAAAGTCGTATGTCTTCCCGTAATATTCCCCAATCAAATGTAAGGTCATTAGGTACGATCTCATCTACATCCTTCTTATATGTATCAATAGGTAGAATACCTTCCGAATACTTAGTCCTTGAAAATGCATCACATGGACCTTTCTCTTTTGCTAGTTGGTTACTTGCTTTGAGAAGATTGTACTGGAATGCTTCTGTCAAATCATGAACTAACTTCCATGCTTCTTTGTCATCATACTTAACACCTGCCTTAGCAAGATAATGTGCAAGACCAATGAAACCTATGCCTAAGGAACGTCTTGCAAGTGTGCTAACCTGTGCAGCCTCTACTGGATATGATTGATAGTCAATCAACTCTTCTAGACCCCTTACAGCAAGGTCACAGAGTTCTTCCAACTCATCTAGGTTACGTAGCTTACCTACATTAATAGCAGATAGTATACACAATGCAATCTCACCTGAACTATCATCAATGTGATTGATAGGATCTGTAGGTAGTGTAATCTCCTGACATAGGTTACTCATGTTAACCTTGTCTTTGAAGGAGGAGTGACTATTGCAGTGGTCTATATTCATAATGTAAATACGTCCTGTCTCTGCTCTCTCCTTCAACAGATCAAGAATTAACTCTTGTCCTCCAATGGATGTTCGTGGGATTGAATCATCTGATTCATATTTAACATATAGGTCATCAAAGGCAGGGGTGCCAAAGCTATCATACAAACCAGGCACGTCATGAGGACTGAATAAACTAATGTCCTCGTTAGAGATAAATCGTTCATAAAATAATTTTGAAATCTGTATACTATAGTCAAGTTTCCTGACTCTATTATCTTCTGTACCCTTATTGTTCTTGAGTACAAGAATGTCTTCTATTTCTTGGTGCCAGATTGGGAAGTGGACAGTCGCTGATCCACCTCTAATGCCATTTTGAGTGCAACATCTGACAGTCGCTTCAAATTTTTTGAGAAACGGGACGACACCCGTGTGCTGAACTTCTCCCCCACGGATCTTGCTGTTGATGCCTCTGATTCTACCCGCATTAATACCAATTCCCGCCCTCTGAGCAACGTAGTAACCAATAGCCATGTCACTGCTGAAGATGCTGTCAATCGTGTCATCAACATCAACGAGAACACAGGATGCAAATTGTCGTAAGGGAGTTCGCACCCCTGCCATGATTGGTGTTGGGATGTTGATTCTGTGTTTGCTGATTGCGTCGTAGTATCTTCTGACATATTCTAATCTGTTATCTCCATAGTTCTGAAAGAGAGTGGCAGCAATCATGATATACATGTACTGTGGAGATTCATATACCTCTCCACTACTCCTATCCTGTACAAGATACTTATCAACTACTTGACGAAGGCCTGCATAGGTAAAGAGGAAGTCACGATCATGATCTATCCAAGAATTAATCTTGTCCCAATCTTCTGCTGAATATTTATCTATAATGCTGTTATCATAGACACCTTTTTTGATACACTTCTCTATCTGTACACTGATATGTGGGTGTCCTTGCTTCAACCAACCAGATCCAAACAATTGCTTCCTAAGACCAAACAACAACAGTCTTGCTGCTACAAACTGATAGTTGTAATGATCCAAATCAATTAAATCACTGGCAGATCTTACAAGAATCTCTTGAATATCTGCTGTTTTGATCTGATCATAGAACTGAAGACCACTGTTCATTTCAACCTGAGAAGCACTCACACCGCTTCCCAAACCTTCACATGCATCTTCTACCATTCTATGGATTTTGTCTAGGTTCAGAGGTTCTACAGACCCATCCCGCTTCTGAACTTTAATACCATTGCTCATACTTTTTTCCAATTGTTAAGTCTAAGGTTTGCTTCTAATCCTTGGTACACATTTGATTGTACCACAGTTTGCACATCATGTCCAGCAAGATGCATATCGTTTATATCTTTCTGTTGTATATTATTAGGCCATATAATTACCTTATCTCCTCTGTCAACTGACTTTGAGATTCTATTGATGATTTCCCTGTTACGTGGTTCGTTATCATAAACCCAAATATAATTGCTCCAGTTAAACGTCCGAGGATCAACATCAGACCCAGCCATCGCAACGGAATTCTTAATGAAGGTACTGTCAAACGGTCCTTCAACAATGTAAACTGGTTCTTCATCATTTATTCTATCCTGTCCAAAGATTTTGGGTTTATCCTCATCAAGCATTATCGTAATGTATCTCATACGTGCCGTTGGGGCTAACGATCTACCTTGATATCCGAAGAGTCTACCATCTTTATCCCTGAAAGGAATTATTATACGAGGACTATCTTGTCGTAAAGTATCAAAGGTTTTTTTCTGCTGATTGGTCCAAGCTTTAAACTTAGGACAATAGTAGAAGTAATCTAAGTCTTTGATCCCTCGTTTTTCAAGATATTCTCGTGCTGGATGTTCAGTATTTAGATCAGAAATTTTCTCTAAATCTACATCCCCCCTGTGAAAATTTGGAGGTTTAAAATCAAACTTTGGAGTGGGTGTAACAGTACCCTTACCAGTACTACCTTCCTTAAATTTCTCCATGATATATTGATCATAAAGAAATGAATCTTGATCCTTAAGAAAGTTTGAAAGCGTTCGGCCAAGACCACAATTGTGACACT